GCCCCGATATTCGCTCCCAAATCTACAAATACTCCGCTATGCGTAAAATCCTCGCGCTTCAAGCTGTATGTGTTCTCTCCAAAGGCTTCGCGTATCACAATACGGTCGCTTACGGTTTCGGAAACCTTACCCAATTCGTCCCGCACTTTGAAAAAGTAAAGCTGGTTCTCGTACTGCACCGACAAATCGTGTAGTTGTTCATTAGATTGCATTGTTATTTTTTAAATAGGTGATTATCTCCTGCGCCCTGTTTTCATAGGTGTGGAATTGTCGCACGTGCTCCTGTCCGGCAAATCTGATTGCGTCCCGTTCTTCTTTGTGGTCAACGTAGTAATCAATAATTTCCTTTAGGGTTTCCATTTCTCCCACATAGTAGGGGATAAGGTGTTTGTAAAACGTAAATTGTTTTTCCATTTCTGGCACTCTCGGGTGGATTAAAAACCCAGCTCGGCCGATAGTTTCCGGCACGCGGTCGCTCCAGTAATTCGGGCTAAAGGTACTATCCCCAACTACAACCTTGGCGCTCGCGTATAGGTCGTTTAAGTTCTTTCCGCGCACACATTCGTTCTGGCCGAAATGTCTAAAGCGCGAGCCGTAAGTGTTCTCTAGCCAATTTACTAAATACGGACGATACGGCCATTCCGTGTGGTAGGTCTTTGCTCCGACAAATATAACGTCGTACTCATACTCCGCTCGCTTCTGCCCCTCGTACACACTACTTTTTAAAACGGCCGGTGGCATAAAAATATGATTGACCCCGAGTTTTTTAAATTCCTCTTGGTGTCCCCCGTCGGCCGAAAAAACAAAATTGCTTGAAAAGAAACCGTCCTTGCGCAATTCCTTTCCGCGCTCTAATCCAATATATAAATCAAGGTGGGCGGAAACAGTCGGGGTGCGTCCTTTAACTCCGGCCATTATCTTGCGCCATAGAGCGTCTGTGCGCGCCCACGTACGCGTGTAGAAAATAAAATCGTAGTTATGTGCAGTGGCAACAACCTCTTTGGCAACCACTTCGTCCATTGTGTTCTCCTGCACGGTCTTAACTTGCCAACCCAAGGCCTCAAAAGATTTTTTAAAATCGTTCTCCGTAGAAAACTCTGGCACGAAATTACCAATATATAATATCGCGTTTTTCATTAAAGATTGTGTGCCTCCATTTTGTGTGCTTTTAATTCTTCCACACTCTCGGCTTCTAGTCCACAAATCGCGCAAAGGTTTTGTATCTTCTCTTGCTTCGGAAATTCGGCCGGCACTATCGGCACTCCTCGGTCAGCCATACCACTGCCAAAATAACTAGCAATACCACTACCAACCAATTTATTTGCTGTTTCATTATCAAATCCAGCTATGTCGCCCTTTACGTACGCTTTGTAACCTCGGTTAAATTGTATTGTTAGCATTTTTTTAGTGTGTTTACTCGGTAAGCAGTGCCGGCATTACACCAGCACGGCTCACCTATAAGCACGCTACAATCCTACTTTACGCCAGTAAGCTTGCGGAAAGCGTCAGTGTTAACCACTACGCCGTCTACGGACTGGTACATAAACAGGTCAACCTGCAAACGACCGCTAACTGGTTTAGTTTCGGCCAACATAGTTGTACCGTCTTTAATCCAGTATTCCTGTAAGTCGCCAAAGTAAATTTCGGTTTCGTTTGCCGAGCTTCCCAAGTTCTCGGGAATATCGGTTACCTCCAAAAGTGGCTTACCAAACAAGGTGCTTTCCTGTGGGTTGAAAATCGGGTTGCCGGTAGTGTCCTTAATCTTCCTAAGCAATTTAATTGCAGAAGTAGAAGCAAGGTAGCTTCCGTTGGCTCGATACTGTTCGGGTACACCGTAATGCAAGTTAACTACGTCGTCATAAGCAAAGTTAGCGCCGGCTTGAGGGATAGCAGTAATGCTAGCCTCTCTAATACCAGTCGGCTTTTCGCTACCGTCGCCGGCAACAAAAGCAGTTTCCTCCGTAGCCACCATTGCACGACCAGAAAGTTTTGCAACAAACTGTTCAATGTTCAATGCGCTCGTCTGCAAAAGCTTATAAGGCAATCGCACACGGCTGGCTAAGTAGTAGTCCTTTAACGTTTGCTTGGTGACGGTTGGGTTGCTCTCGGTAATATCCGCGTCGGCTTCGGTGCTTACCCAATAGGCAGTAACTCCAGTTCCCTGTACAGGGAGTTGAAAATCACCGTCCATTTGAAACACGAAAGCTTTAGAGCGGATTTTTGAGATTTTATCTTTTGTTTCCAAAATGGCGTTAGCCAAAGTGGTAGGTACGGTGTACCCAAAAGACGCAACGTTGGTAGTAACCGTTTTCACGGCTAATCGTCCCTCAACAAGTGCTTTAATAAATTCGGCGGACTTTTCAGCAAGCGCTTCTTTCGTTTCGGATTTGCCAGCTTTGAGGGTAGAAATTTCGTTTTTCAACGTTTCTACGTCAGCACCGACAGTTTCCTTAACGCTCTCTGCAACTACGCCCTTAAGTTCGTCCAAAGTTAAAGTTTTCTCGTTATCCATTTTTTTAATCAGCATTTTCAGTCTTTAGGATTTTTAAAACAAACCCCAACGACCTATCTGCTGTTTTTATCGCTTCCCTTATTCTAACTGTCCTTTTCGGGTCAGCAGAAATCGGGACGACCTTTCCCCCCGCATTTTCAGTTGCGTTTAACAACTCTTTTAGGGGAGTGCTCAAATTTTTAAGCGCCTTGCTTAATGTTTCTGCGTCACTTACCACCTGCTCAATAAGGGCGCGGTTGGTGGCACTCAACACGCGACCGTCCTTTTTCGCTTTTCCTCCGTCCTCTGGGACTATGCAAACCATATCGCCGGTTTCGTCAGCCCTCATTACTCCGGCTGTTCCGTCCTCCATAGTGCACGCGTCGCCCTCCTGCGGTGCTTTGGCCTTAACTTCTTCTCCGTCTTTCGGTTCTTCGCTTATAGCTCCGTCGCCAACAGCTTCAATCGGCAATTCTATTTCGTCACCAACCTGCACTCCCTGCTCAACAAGCGACGGGTTAGCGTCTAAATCCTCTTGAGTGACAATGCGCGGTACAGTTTCCTCCTCAACTTCAATTTCTTTTTCAAGTCCCTTTACGCTTATAAGTTCGGTTTCGCTATTCGCGCCAACCAAAACGGGGGAGTATTCGTAAAGTCTTAACCTCTTTAAATGGCGGAAACCGTCACTGCCGATATAGTCCTCCATAACTTCGTAACCAATACTAAATTCGTCTATCGCTCCGGCCTGCATAAGCAGTAATGCCTCGTCTGCTTTTTGCACACCCTTAATTAGTTGGAATTTAATATACAATCCCTTTTCAGTTTCGTAGGCCTCTAAGGTCTTGGCTATCGGCTGTTGCCAGTCGTGTGACCAAACACCCTTTGGGAGTTTCTTCTGCAAGCTCTCGTTAAATGCTCCCCTATCTACAATCTCTGCGTAGCTGTCCACGTTTCCAAAAACAGAAACGATTGCCTCAACCACTCCCTCGCTAGTTGCGGTTTTTGTGTCTAAATTTTTGTAACTTCGGACTTTTATTTTTAAAACTTTTTTGTTGCTCATTTGGCTTTTGATTATTATAACATTTTTTATTTATTTGGAGTAGTGGACTTACAAAGGTAAAAAGATACATTCGCAATTTGGGTGGCTGTAATTCACAATACCCTTAATGGCTTGCTCAACACTCCACTCTTTTACGCTATTACCTGTACAAATTTCGCACGGGTCGCCACCAGCCAAATACCACTCGAGTTTTTTAAACCCGTAACTCTCCCAAGCGTACGCCTCACTCGCTGTCATTGCTCTGGCGCTCTCGGTGCGGGCAATCATATCAGCACGTTGGGGGGCTACTGTGCCAAAATAATCTTCCACTTTGTTGCCAAGGTCATAAATACTCAATCCCTCGTCCAGTCCTTGCTGTAAAATCGTAGCAAGCTGGTCATAGGTAGTTTGGGTAACGTCAGTCCCGTATTTATCCGCGACCTTTGTTATCCACTCCATTAGCGCTGGTATTTGGTCAACCGTTAGTGCCTCTGCTCCGGCAATCTCTCCGGCCATTTTAAGCCCCTCGGTCACAATGTTGTAATACTGCGGTTCGATAATAGCCACGGTCGCCTGCGTTTCTGCCATAGGGTCAAACAATACGTCGCTGGCTTTAACCTTAAACTTTGGGTCGGCCGATTTTTCACCCTCCCTTTTTAGGTTCGCTAATATAACCTGCTTTTGCTTTTCAAAAATGCTCGCAAAAATTCCGCCCAAGTGTCCGGCCACACTAGACTTTATTGCTGTGTGAGCTCCCCACATAGCGTCTTTCTGGGCTTGCTCTAAGCTCTTAAACTCTTTTTTTTTACCAACCGACAATCTCACTACCGCATTTTTCCCCGCCAATTTCTTGCTAAGGTTACGGCCGACTGCTTCTTCAACTTGTTTACCGGCAAAATCTTTAAAGGCGTTTCTGCTCTGTATTCGGTGCTTAATCAAGCGTGCTCGCGCGCCTTTTATTCCGCTCAAGTTTCCCTTGCTCTTAAATTTTATAACCAATCCGTCCATTTCCTTGGCCGTCTTTGGCGCTCCGCCAACCATAGGCACGTTCATTAACGGCATATAAATATAATCTCCGCCGGTCACTGGGTCTTTCCCGTACTCCTCGCGCGCCTCGTTGATTGTGAGCCAACGATTAACGCCAAGGTTAACCTCATTTAATTTCTGCTCTCTATCCTCCTGCGCCAACGGCTCAAACGATAGCCAAAGGTTTGCGCCAAAGTCCGGCACTAAAAACTCATTAAGCCACTCGGACACCTGCTGTAAGATTGGCTCTAAAGTATATTTCGCAAATACGCGCTCGGCAGTTTCGGCAGTAGCTTTGGTAATCCCGTTATCCAAGCCCAAAAGAGTTTTCGGTGTTCCGATAATTGCCAAAAGTAAATCACGGTTGAAAGCTCGGCCGTTGTTAAAATCTAAATCTTTAGGATTAAAGGCGGTGCTATTCAGCTTAGCCCCGTTCATAAGCACGGTTAACTTGTGGGCGTTTTCATATCCACCCATTGTGCTTTGCACTTCTTTTTTCAAAATCTCCGCTTCCTTTGCAGTCAAAGAGCTCGGCACTTCAATAATTCCACTCGGGCTACCGTCGTTCTTCATTAAGTTTTTATTCCACTGTCCAATATACCAGTCAGTTTCTGCAACGTCCTTGAGCGCGTCTAAAACGCTAAAGCCTTTGTCGTTACCAAAGGGGTTGGCGTTTCTGATAATTAACAAATCGGTAATCGGCACTTCCTTTTTCTGATTGTCGGCGAGCGTCAGCGTGTAGCTAATCGGGTAACCGTAAGCGTCCTTGCTCGCAATTTTATACGCGCTCTTAGGCACAACATAGAGTGCCTTTGGTTTCCCACCGGCGCGCTCTCCTGCATACCAACCAACCTCTCCGTCGGTTAGGAATAACAACACGGTCTTAGCCATTGCCTCATATCGGGTCGTCCTCGGATTAAAGCCGTAGAGCAAGCCCAAAAGCGGGTGACTGTCCGCCACCTCTGTTACGTCCCCCTTTTTATCAACTTGGTAAAGCTCCCACTCTACCCTTGCAAGTGAGCTCGCAATCTTGCTAATCCCCGCGTAAACCCAGTCCGTATAAAAATCAATCTTCCCTCCCTTGAGGCTCATAAGATACTGCACAAAAGTTACAGTTTCCGTGATTACCTTTTTCCCCCAGCTCAAAGGGTTAAACAAGTTTCGTATTTTCATTGATTATATTATACCACAATGTGCATTTGCTGTTAACGCACAATATCTAATTTTTCAAAAGTTTTGTCGCCAAGTTTTTTATCTGTCTGCGCTTTCGTAATTCCGGCTTCCAATTTTTCTAAAAGTTTTTGTCCTAGCCCCTCCGGCAAAAGTGAGGTGACTTCCGCATACGCTTTTCTCGAGCCCATAAGTATACGTCCTCTGCTAAACGGCTCACACGCGACCGCCTGCGCAACTTCAATGCGCTCAACTTTCCCGTCACTCCACGTAACGTCGGCCGGCACTGCTCCGGCCAGAAAAAATTTAATACCGCCAGCGATTTTCCTTGTGATTAAAGATACTTCCAACTTCGGTGCTAAAGTGTCAATCATTTTTTTGTAGTGTTTTATTTTTTATAATTACCGGCCAACCAAATATCCCAGCCCAAAACCAATAAGCAATATTGCTCCGAATAAGAGATACATAGCAAGTTTTAATTCTCTTTCAAACATTTTTGTAGTATTTAAACCGTCAGTACATAATTGCTCGCCCTCTTAAATACATTATTCGGCACGACCTTTAGCCCATTACAAAATGCGTCCGCCATATCGTCGTACTGCCCCTTAGGCAATGCCAAAATCTGTTGCCAAAATTTCTCCTGCATTGCGTCCCCCTCTTTCAAAAATACTCGGCCGTTCTCAAACAGTGGCGCTAATATCATATTAAACTTTTCCGTTTTATTTTGTAAGGTAGTTATCCCCACAATGTTTAGATTGCTATTGCTCTTGGCAACCTGCACCGTGTCGTTTTGAAAAACGTTATCCTCAACCCCAATCGCTACGGGGCTCTCATTCTGTCCGTGGTCTATAACGGCACGCACACGTTTCGGAAAATCTATACGCTCGTTGTAAACGCTTAAAATATAAATGTTCGGTAACTCCTGCTCGGAATTTAAGGCAAACGTAATCTTGCTCGCAAAGTCACCCTCGTTCGGATTTTTGCCGACGCTCAAATCCCAGCCGGAATAAACACTTAGTCCCGCCGGTAAATCGTTGTAGGTGCGCTTCCACTCCGGCTTAATAATTTCACCCAACATATTCACCGCCATATTTCGGTACTCCTTGTTAAAAAATCTCTCTCCGGCAATGGCCACAATCTCTGCTTTCTTGGCCATAAGCGCCTCCCACGGCCACTTTTCGGGATAAAGGGTAATCTTCTTCTCCTCGTCTAAAATCGCGTCGTAGGTGCGGTTTACCCAATTAAGTTGCAACCCTCCCTCGGTCTGCACGCTTCCCATATCAAGGCTGTATAAATCGTTCTCGCACTGGGTTGTGCCGGTAATCACAATACGCCCTCCGTCCGATAACATAGGCATAATTTCTAAAGCCAATCGCTCTTTGCTTTTCTGATTTTGCTCTGGGCTGTATGCCACGCTCACGTCGATAACGTCGTCCAAAAAAATTACGTCTGGGTGACCACCACGGCTCTTGCTCCAATATCCGCCGACGCTTATTCGGCTACCGTTCGCAAACATTAAGTCCTGCTTGTTGTTAATATCCGCACCGGCCAGCAGGTGTCTAAAGTAGGGGACGCGCGCGTACTTCTTTACGTTGTCCAACTTCTTCGTGGCCAACGGGTCAGTGCCGGTCAAATAAAGAATTTCTATATCCGGCGTTTCGTCACACAACCGCAAAACGTTGGCCTCAAAAAACACAAAAGTTTTTAAGTGATTGCGCGGGGCTTTAATTAAAATCCCATTAAAGTTATTCCAAAGTTCGCTCCACTCTTGGTGGAGTTTTCCAAGTCGCCAATTTCCCCGAGTTGCTTTCGGGTAGTATGGGTAAATCTCTTTGGAAATTAAAAGCGGTAGGTCTACGTTATACAGCGCCCTCTTTAGCTCCCTCGGGCTGTATTCCGTCAACGGCTTCGAGAAGTTTTGCTCGCTGTTCGGGGTTAGCATTTTTTAAAAGTGTTTCCAACCTTTCGTCGGTTTGTTTAACCGCAAACCCGCCCTCTCCGGCGATAATCTGCTTCTCGCTAAATTCGTCCTTTCGTTTGCGTGAGATATATCTAAACGCGCTGTCCTCTGCGTCTAAACTGTTCACAAGTGTGCGCCTAGCTTTTAATATTGGACGTTGCCTTAAAGCTTCTAATCTGTCAAATAATGCCGGATTTTTTTCTTTCCAGTTGTAATAGGTCTGCCGGCTTACGTCGCAATAAAAACATATTTCCTCAACGCTCGCGTCCAACGCGTGCACCTCCTCCAACTTCGCAATCATAATCGGGGTTAATTGACTTGGCCTGCCGGTTAAGTGCTTGCCGGTCTTGGGGTCTTTAGCGTATCGGCTCGGTGGCAACTCAATCTCTTTCTCCTCCACATTTATTATTTTCACGGTGCACTGCCCTATCCCCGCGTTAAATTCTTCCTTTGTAAAAAGCTTCTCCATTAAATCTGGCTGGGTACGGTCAAAACCGTCTGGGTCTAAAATCCTAACGCCAATATCTTCCGCCCACTGGGTTAGCGTTTTTTTAATTTCTTCCGGCGGGTTTGCGGGTTGTGCGTCAACTGAAAACTTGACCTCGCACGGTAGATTGCATTGAGAGCAACTAAATCCTCCCGACGTGGCTATGCTTGGGATAGCGTCTGCATTACAGCAAATTGATTTTGGGGTATTTTCCATATATGCCTTAATTATAACTCAAATTCTCCTTTTCGTCAGTAAAGCTTTTTATTGACGCGTCCTCTTTCTCAACCTCCAAAAATTCCCCAAATTCTAAACCGTTGTTCGGGCACTGCGCACTATTGAGAGCAATCTCTTTTGCTTCTTTCTCGTTATGGGCAACCACAACAACGTCCACAAAAGACGCGCAATTTAATCTAACCTTGTATATCTTTTCTTTCATTTGGTTATAAACACTGGCACGTAGCTGGGAAAGGCCGTATTGGGTCAAAATCACTACATTTTATCGCGGGAGCAATGCCCCGCAAAACCCCCAATAAAGTGTTGCTGGTAAAAACCAAGCAAACAACCAGCTACGCACCGCTATTTACAACCGCATATTTTTTAACAAATTCTTTTCCGCCCTTTGCAATGCACGCTACGGTAATTTCCTTGAGGCTAAACCCCCTAACTTTCCGCACGCGCTCGTTAAATTCTGCCGGAATACTACTTGCGGTTAGCTGTATCAACTGCATTTTTTTCTCAACTGGGTGGTAGGCCAGCAAATCAAAAATACCGAATACGTCTTTGACCGCATATTTTACCCACACCGGCTTAAAAACAATATACCCCTCGGCTTCAAGCTGGCGCTTTACCTCCAACTCGTAATCCCGCCCGATTTTGTAATTTGTTTTTTCCGACATTGGCCAAAATAATCTCGTAGTCCTTTTTGTATTTTAGCACAAATTCCTTATCCTTGTCGGTCAGTTTATACCCAGCCCCTAACAAATACCGCAAAGTTTTTTCCATAAGTTGTCGCTGTACTTCACGAAGTGAAAGCTTGCCGTTGTACAGGTGGCAAATATGGTTATGTATCGGGCAGGCGTTTAGTGGGCTACTACTTACGCGCCCCTTAATGTGGTGCAAAGTGTCCCAGCCCCACAAATCACACCACCAGCAAAGCTCTCTCCCGAAAAATAAAAGGCGGGTTTCCTCGCTAAAGGGATTTTTAAGATACATTTTCCAATTCCTTTAACTCGTTTTCTAATTTCCTAAATCGTTCTGCGCGCCCAAATCCATTTAAAACTGTGAGGATTAAAGCAATTGCGAAGCCGGTCTTGTACCCCAAAACAAATAACCCCACACAAAACAGCCAGTTAAAATCTTCGCCAAATTCGGCGACTATCCGATACATTCTCAAGGTTTTATATTTCTCTGCGTAAATTATTTCTTTTTTCATTTTCATTTTTCATTAGAAAATCCGGCATACATAGCAAGGGCGATTGTGGCCACTCCGCTTAAAATATCTGTTGTAAGCCACCAAACCGCCTCTGCGCTTGTCGTTGGGGCAGTTAGAAATTTATCGCTGGCCACAAATATGAAGTAGCACGCCACCCACATACCCACCGGCAAAAGCCAAAGTAATTTTTTTCTCATTGGTTTAATTTTCGTTTTTTCCTTGCTCCGCGTTCAACCTTTCCAAAAAATTAACCCCCTCGAGCGTACAACGATAACCGCTTCCTGCCACCTGCCCGTCGTCGTCAAACAATCCTCTCTCAAATTGCGCGAGCCCCTTTCGAGCGAGCGAGCGCACTGCCCGACGTACTTCTTTCAGCTCAAGCTTTGTCTGCTCAACTACTCCGCGAAAGTACATACAATTTGCGTCCGCGTCGTAATATTCCGCTAGCGCTCTAAGGCACTTTTCCTCTTTCTCGTTTATTTTAATTTCCTTTGACATTTGGTTTTATGTACCACGCTTTTAATTTTGGTAAATTTTCTAGCACCAACAAAATCTGGGTTTTGCTAATCTTCCCAGCTCCGATACCGTCCTGCAAAAGCAAAACTATGGCTCGCTTATTAAGCGGTGACCTCTCTAATTTCGCAAAACCGTCTGCAACCTCAACAATGCTTTTCGCCAAAAGCTCCATTGGCTCTGGCTTCTCCTCGTCCTTTTTAATTTTAATATTTGGTTTGTTTGCCATTGAAATTTTATAAAGGCTGTTCGTCGCGCGCCTCCTCTAAAGTTTTAGGGGTGACGCTCACGAAGCCAACCGGCGCGACCTTAAAAACTAAATCTACCGTTCCGTCGCCATTGTCTACGGTTTCAATTTTTGTGGGGCTAACAACAAACTTAACTTCGTATTCTCGGCCAAACGTTATGTCGGTCGGCAATCCGGCCTCAAGGTTTCTAACTCCGTTAATTGTTATAAGTCTTTTATTTACTGTGTCCCCCATTTTTATTTTTAGTTTTGGTTTGTTTTTTCTTCGGTTCAACTTTTCCTTTTTTTGTCGGCTTAAATTTTGGCGGTACTGGCGGTGGCGTTGCTATCGCCAATATAAAATCTAGCGTAACGTCCAAAATTGCACTGTATGCCACGAACGTAATCGTATCGGGTATGCCCTTTAACGTTCCCAACTTGGCCATTTCCAATAGGGCGTTAGCCATTTGGACTTTGGCTTTTGACCTCTGATTTTGTGTTAATTTTAACATTTTAAAATAATTTACTTTCGTTTTCTTTTGCTTTTTCTTCGCTCGGTGGCGTATAGCTCGGTGCTCCAGTGCCGGTTGTTGCCACTGTGGGATAACCCAGTGCTGTGCGCCATTCGTCCTCTGCAATTCCACGACCCTTGGCCACCGCCCAAGTTGTCGGTAAAAACAACTTCTTCTTATTTTGTATTACCGCCCTAACTCGCTTCACGCTATCTTGGTTTGGTAGGTGTTGCAGGTCACTCAAGTTTACCGCGTACTCCGGCTTTCCAAATTCGTTTTGTTTGCCGGTCGGAAAGAGAAACTGCGGAAACCACAACCTCCAAACGGTAACCATAAGCCAAGTGTCACTGTCGCGTGTTATGGGGTAATTCTCCAAACAAAATAGCAATCTATCTTCAAACTTTTTAATCTCCCTATACTGCATTGTAGTGATTTTGTTTTAATTTTATTTCGCCTTTTTCGGTTTCGACAACGTCCTCAATATCACCCTAAGCATACTTTCAGTTTTCTGCGCCAGCTTTATAAAATCGCTTATATTCTCTGCGATTGCTGGGTCGGCGAAATTAAAAGTTAAAGTTAGGGTTTGCTTTCCGTATGATACGGTAAAAGTTCTACTCTCTGCGAACGTGATTTTTTTCTTCTCCATTAGTCGTTTTTAAGAGCCCAAATAAGTGCGACCACCCAACCGATAAACGTTAACCCCAAAAGAAGATTAAGCGTAAAGATTGCACCTATGTTTTTGTGTTTCCTGCTCATTGCTACCCACGTAGGCACGAAGTAAAAACAAATTACGGCTACTACGGCCATTTTAAAATCCGGCTTGCGCCCTATCAAATTCCGCATTGGCGCGCGCCTTTTTGTTGGCCACGACTTCGGCCACGGTTTTTTTGTTGCTCAATTCTGCTAAAACCTCACTAGCTAATTCTTTCGGCTTCAATGCTGTAACCTCGTATTCAACCTCTTTTGTTCCGGCATTTATTGCTTTGAGGTTCACGTCGTATGGCATTGGCACTTCTTCAAAAGAAGTTTCTGGGGCTTCTTGCAAGTCTTTTAAGGCCGACGCAAAAGAGTAGGGCATTTCCGCAATTTTTATTTTGTCGTCTGCTCGGTCAATTACCCAGAATACGCACTTGATACCGGCCGGCTCGTCACCCTCTCCGTGGAATGGACACCCCTTGTCTTTACCGAAGCACACCGGCCGACGTTCTCCAGTTCCAATAAAGTGGCTGGCAATTACTTCATAGCCGGAAAGCACGCGCACAATATTGTCGCCCTCTTTGATTTTAAAATATTCTCCTCCAACTCCGTGTTCTTTCTCCACCTCTCTGGCTTTTTCGCCAAAATTAAACTTTTCCATTTTTAGGTTTTTTGTGAATTTTTAATATATCGACTTCCTCAATCTCGGTTTCTAATTCCTCCAGCTCTGCAAGGTATAAACAAATCTTCGGCTCATTCGGACTATGCAATGCAATCTCGGAAACTGAGTTGCAATGATTTTGAATTAGCACGCGCAATATCGTACGTTCCTGCGGACTAAACTTTTCAAATCTGTTTTGCATTTTATTTTGCGCTCACGCTAAGGTCAAAATCTTCGTAAAATTCTAACCCCGCAATCGCTCTAACTCCTTTGCTCATTTCGGCCTTTATAACCGCGTCCTTAACTTCACACCTCAAATATTCTCGAGGCACAAGGTTAATATCTATTACGCGATATTTCCAAACTCTCTTTGCAACGGTCTTTCCTGCCTCGGTTGATACAACTGCGGGTGCGCGCTCAATAGTCGGCGCTGGGGTCAAATCTAGGGGCTTACCAGCCTCTGCTCGGCGTTCGTTCTTCGCGTCTTTAAGGTCGGCAAGGCGCTTTTCTTCGGCTCGCGCCAAATCGTCCTGCTCTAAACGATAGTCGGAAACTAAACGCTTCACGCTTGCGTATGCCTTTTCCAACGGTTCGCTCTGCTCTTTAAATTTTGCATTGATTGCCTTAACTTGGTCGTTCAATGGTTTTACAAAAAAAGTCCGCAACTCCTCCACTCGGGTGAGGCGGGCTTTTATTTTAACCAGAAAATCAGTAGCCGTGACTTCGTCTTGTTCGGACTTAACGGCAAGCTGTCCGGCCATTTCATTTACGCTGGCAACCTCCTGTCCAATTTCCGTAAGTTTTGTTTCTAATTCCGTATTCATTTTTTGTAGTAATTTTGGTTAATAAATTTTGACTGTAAAATTCTCTGCTTCTAAATTTTTAATCACCTCGTCGATAATTTGTTGCTCGAAACATATCAACTCTGTTTTAGTACGGTGAGTTTTAAAAGTTGTGATTAACTTTGTCGACCCGCTCGCCGTATCTATCCAGTTTAAAATATGCACCGGCAACTCATTGTATTTTTTCCAATACGCCCATTCCTGCAAAGTAACTTGAGCGTGAGTATCTACAACCTCCTGCGTCCATTTTAGCGCACTCGTCTTGTGTTCCACAATGGTTTTCTGCGTCGGGTAGAAATCGTCGTAACTCACCCTAAACGTCCAGCCCTTGTGCTCCACTAAAACTTTATGCTCTGGGTCGTTGGCCGGTTGAAAATGTTTTATAGCTCTCTCAATCACTTCAACTAATCTTGCCGGTACGTTGTGCTCGTTGCAGTATGCTCGGTAATCAAACGTTCGGTCTGCGTACAATTCCCCAAACGCAATGCCCGTATGCAGGGCTGGGCTCTCTTTTGTGTCCATTCCCAACACCCACTTTTGGTAAAAATCGCTAGGGGATTTTGCGAAATCCAACACCTGCGTAGACGAAAGCATTTTTGAGTTCGGGTACAATTCCTCTCTCGCATAATCTCGCATTTTAATTTTCGCCTAATTGTTTTCCTCGCTCTTGAATATACTCGACCAGCTCGTCTTTAACCCTCTGGCTTGCTCGGCTAATCACAATATTTTTGTGATATTTAAGCAATGTTTCTGTGTCGGTGGCCTTGTCGATTTTCTCCTTGGTCGTGGCTATCAATTCTTCGTCTGTGCTTTTTACCGGCACTTCACCGGCAATCTTTTTTCCTCCCTGCATTTCCTCGTAGCTCACGCGTCCGGCCTCCACGACCTTGGCTTTTTCTTCGTCGCTTAATTTAGATTTTTCCAAATTATCCCTTACCCTATTCCAAACGTCGCCGGCGATTGCCTGCCAAATAGCTCGGTTCAACGCGCGCGTTTCGGCCATCATATTTAACGTATTTTTTACCGCTTCCAATTTGACGTTCGCTCGGCTCGCTTCTCCGATTGCTTCAAATTCCGTACCGTCTTTAAAAACTAAAGTAACTTTAACAACCGCCATTTCTTCCGGCTTCGTGCTCAACTGCACAAATTCTTTTCGTATAGCCTTTACTGCGCTCTTTCCTTTGCGCACTTCCCCGAGTAAATAAAGCCGGCCGTCTTTGTTTAAATACGGCTGTGTTCCCATAGCGTTAACCCCCATTGAGGGCACGCCATAAATCATAGCAACTTGATTACAGAAAACGGTGACTGCCTGCTCCTGCGAGTTTGCCGGTATTGGCATTACACCGCCCCAAGCTAGTGGTCGGTTATCCGACTTTGCTAAGGCTTTTGTTTTTTCTTCTGGCTTCGTTTTTGACATAGTGATTTTGTATTTTTTTATTCGCAACCTTTATTTTTTTTAATAAATTATTGTCTACTTTCGGCAAGTCCACAACTCTGATTGTGTACCCCCTTTGCACCATTCCGTACTTCTTCAAATATCCAATCTCAACAAGTTTTTCTAAGTGCTGTCGCGCTCGTTCCATTGTCATTTTATTCCCAAGGCTTATTTCCCTAAGCGTAGGAAAAATACCAGTCTTGAGAATATGGCTAACGACAAACTTATAAACTTTCGTAGTGACTTCGGCCTTTACAACCATAATTTTAGTATATTGATTTTTGATTAAACTACAACCCCACCTGTGCAAAACTAAAACGTCTTTTCCCACCCGCAACGCTTAGAGCACTCGCGCCTCACAATTTCCATTGTTACCGCGTTTCTTACGTCTATGGTTTCAGGAAATCCGCACCTTGGACAATCTTCGTCGTGATAGGTTCTAACAACCCTTTCTTGTTTAGGAATTAAATGTTTTAGCCTTTTCACGGTTTCGGTATTTACTTTATTCCTAAATCTAACGCACATACTCTCGTGCAGGCCGGTGGCCAATTTACCGCAAACACAAAACATTGATTGATTATCCGATAATTCGTCCTCAACTATTTGTCGTACCCTAAGCCATTCGTTAAAATCGCTTTTTTGAATTGCCTCTAATTTTTCAAATAGCTTCATTTTATTTTGTGAATATCCAACCGTACCCGACGCGCACGGTTTTTGTCATAAGGTCGTCGCCACAAACGTTGCCTAGTTGGGAGCAAGCCGTAATCATTACCAGCCAAACTAGAAAATAAAGCACATAAAAAACAAGCAGAAATTGCAACACATTTTTAAAGCCTCTTATAATTTTTTTCATTTTTAATTTGTAAAATTTTCTTTTAAATACAGCCTCAAAAATCTTTGAAAGCTACTAGGCGCTGGGTCATAGGTAAAATTGCGCGCATAGCCCCAAGCGTTAATATCTTCAAAAAAATCTCGCATATCCTCGAAACCCAAAAGTTTAATCAAAACACCGTCCAACTTAACGGCCTTTTTATCTCTTAAAAGGTTTTTGATTTTATCGCTCCTAGCATACGCCTTTTTTAAATTTAGGCTCGCCGAATTTATTTTATATACCATTTGTGTAGTGTTTTTGGTCTTAATTTTTCTTTCGTCAAATTTATCGGAATAGAAGCGTCGCTATTCGGTAAATAATCAATCAGCTTTATGCCGGTCTTGGTATTTTTTACCAAAAAATCTCGGTCACATTCTTTCAATTTTCTAAGTAGCTCTCTTACTGTTATTTGCATTTGTGTAGTGTGTTTTGTTTTTTTATTCGTCCCATTC